GTTATCTGCCTAATCCCTATTTGCCGTAGGGCGGCATTAATTATTGTGGTCCCTGTGGGCACTCAATGCCTCCTCAAGCAGACTAGAGGTCAAGGGTTACAGGATTAGCCTTCACCCTTGACCTCGCCTTTTTTAAAAAGAACCTTATGCAGAACCCTTGATGAGTCCAACCGCCACCATAGCGGCCCGCAATTCATTTACGAGCGTAACAATGGCATCGGCCTGGGCCGCCGTGGTATAACCATACGGCGTAGTCGTGGTAGATCCTGTAGTAGCTACTGCAGCCTCGGCTGCCCCTGACCTTTGCACTATGGGTGTAGCATTATGAAAAGAAATCTTATCTGTTGCAGATTGACCAAGAACCGTCCCATCGTCATTACCATCTGAAAGATGTCTTACTGCCATGTTTTATCCTCCTATAGAAATGGAGGAGGGGAATAACCCCTCCCCCCATCCGACTTAACCCTTAACCTTACCCCATGATTCGCACGGCCCATTCCGGCCTCAACGTCTTGATGGCGTAAAGGATGTCTAGCCTATAAATCTCACGGAAATTCGTTACATCCCATCCGCCAGTTAGCGTCATGATTATACCGTCAGCCTTTAACTGCTCTTTCACAGGAGCGGTCTCGGGCAACTCAAACGGTACTGTGGCCAGACAGAAAGCGTCGGAGTGAAAGGCTAGATTAGCCTTGTGCGAGGCCACCAGTGTAATGGCCGCATTATCTGCTGGGCTGCCGCTGACATTTCTGGTAGGCCCAGTTATCACGATGCCAGGAGAAATACTTACAGTGCCGGCTCCGCCAGCATAAGCCGCAGTTGCGACAAACTGCTGTAGCTGGCCTGTGGACTGGTAACTCACAGGATTGAGGGCATTAACGCCCACAATGGTGATTATGTCGCCAGCAACCAACGTTCCTGTGCCGGTATCAACTATTAGCGAGGTGCCGGTCTGACTTGCACCGTTGACCAGATAATTCGCATCAGCGGTACCGGCAGTATGGGCCTTGACGTTCTGTGATGAATACAGTCCACCCATACCAGCCAGTTTTGTTATCAGACCATCTTCCAGGAGTTTTTTCTGCATAGGGTCTGGCACTGTGTAAAGGGCCTTTATCGTGTCCGCCATTTTCCAGGTAGCTAGGGGGTCAAGGACGAAGTTCCTGCTGTCCTCACCAGGAGGACAAGACATGAAATCCAGCTTTGCAGAAGCATCTCCGAAAATACTCCATGCGTTTGGAGTTGTGCCTGCCGTACCTACGGCCTGCCCAACGTTCTTGTATTCGTTCAGTAAGTCCATGTCTACCTGGTTAGCCAGTTTTATCATGGCGTCTCTCAGGTATTTCTTCTTGAACTCGTTTACCTTCATCGTCTTGTCTCGGACGGCAATCTTTATCGGAACTGTCTTGTGAGCGGTAATAGAGACAGTAATTGAGGTCTCTGTTGTGTCCGCCAGATTGATGGTAGGCCCGTCCTGCACTTCAGAACGCCAGGGATTAGGTATCTGAAAGGATTCACCTACCTTGGGCGTTCCTTTAAACTCAGATGCATAATCACGATGTACTGCGTTGCCCATGCGTAGGTTGTTCTTGAATATAGACAATGCCTCAGCAAGGACAATAGAACTGGTAATAAAAGAGTCAGCCATCTTTGCCTCCTTACGTTATGAAATCTGACCTGCCTTTTTGGCGTGATAATATTCCTCGGCGGTCATTTTCCCAGGGTCTTTCCTTGAGACTCCCGTGTCGCTACTTACCGGGTTAATCGGAGGCGTAGCGGGATTCCTCCCTATGGGTATAGAAAATTTCTTCTCCAATTCCTGGAGCGCCCTATACATCCTGTAAAAAGACATACGGGCGAGAGTTTCTATTTGTTCGTTTATGGCCGGGTTTTTTGCCAGATGGTAAGCCAGCATTGGGCCGGCCTCGCTATCCATTAAGAAATCTCTTACTGGTATTAGCGGTTGGTATTCCCCGACCACTTCGTAATAATCCTTATACTTTTCGGCTACGGGGGCCGCCTTTCCCGTGAACTCTTTCTTCATTTCTTCTTCCACTCTAGCCATATTTTCCCTGGTGCGATGAAATTCTTTCTGAGTATCATGCCAGTTGAGGAGAGTCTCGCCATATTGTTCCTCAGCAATGTTGTATTTATCCCAATCTATCTCTCCAAACTCATTAGTAAACGTCTTTGGATTCGGCTTCTGTGGCTTATTCCCCTGCGGACCCGGGCTTGTTGGTGCGGGTGCAGGTGTAGTTTCTAATTCTTGTATCCTTGTACGGAGAGTATGTCTTTCAGTTAATAATTCATGGATGCGTTTCTTTGCCCTTTTCCCGCCCGGTTCTTCTGGTTCAGCTTTCTCCTCTGCAACAGGTGGTGTATCACCACTACCTGTACCATCGCCATCGGCGGGCGGTGTCTCCTCCTCTGTAGCGGGGGGTGTTATTTCTGATTCTTCCTGCGGTGGAGTTGTTGGTTCGCCTTCTACATCTTTTTCCTCAACAATCATTGTGTCCTCCCTTCGCTGGTTACTGGTAGCGTGTCGGGAGATGCCAGCGTTCCAATGTTTTCTCCAGGCACGGATAATTGACTCTCAATCTTTTTCCTTGCCTCATCTGCCCCCTCAACATCTACATATTTGAGCATGAGAGGAATAAGGACAGGAGCAAACTGCCCCGCATATTGTAAAAGTTGTGTAAAGAAGTCCACCGCCTCTTGTCGTCTTGTTGAATAAATTCTTGTATCGGCACGCACATCATACCTACCAATTTCAAGATTAAGTTGCTGTCCTGTCTCTGCGTTAGTTGCGCCAATTTGGATTACAGCTTCTTCTCCATTTTCCCCCCGAATCCTGACTATCTGCCCCGGATGATAAATACGTGGGATCAGGTCTATAAGGATACGGCCCGTAATTATTATAGCCCTACGGAGATTATCGGGGAAAAGGAACATAGTTTGTTCTGCTTGGGCTTGGCGAGCCATAAGAGCCTTTCCTGAGCGTTCATTGGATGGCTGGCCAAAAGAGGGTTCATACATACCCGATGTATCTTTTATGTTGTCGTTAGCGATACCGAGGAGTGCCATTGAGCCAGAATCAATTTGCGGCGGGCTTTGTCTCTGTGGGGGTGGTACATTTGGCAGATATTTATAGGGGAGATAAGGATATGATTCTTTACTTGCATTATCCCACATTTTCTTGATGTTTGGGTCGTCCATTATTTGCTCGTTTGATGCGATGTATGGAACTTTTGGTTGAAGGGCTACGGTTTCTATGCCAGCCGTAAGGGAATAGTTATACATCTTCTGAGAGTCTACAGCATCCCTTATACTGCTTCGCTTATATTCCTTACCTCCCACATTTATCTTGTCGCCATAAACGGCTACTATTGGAATGTCTCTCCCTAACCATTCTCTTTTCTCTAGTATCTGAGAGGCCGTCATTTTGTACCACATCACACGAGGCGTTTTAAATTCTCTCTTATTAACAATGAGTCCCCCCGCATCCTCTAACATCTGGCGGGTTTTTTCCCCCCCCAAAATGTGTTCTTCCTGCCTTACCTGACCAGTCTCATCAAGATACTGAACCTGTACTTTTGTCTGACGTTCGTATTCCTTTACAAAATATTCGGCTACATAAATTGCTCTGTCCTCACCATACCATTCCTTATCTTCCACCCCCAAGTCTTTCGGCTCCCAATCTTCAGGAGTTGCGTCTGGATACTTTTCTTCAAAATCCTCTTTTGTTACCTGTTCTCTAACAAAGCAATATTCTCCTTTCCCGTTCATATACACGGCAAAGGGATTCTCAATGGCCTCTATGTATATCTCTTGGTCAAACGTGTCATCTATGTACCGGGTAAGGACTCGCCAATACCCGAATCCGCAAGCTAAGGCATGTTCCCCACCTAATGCATAGACTGCATCTGCGGAGGATTGGTATTCTATATTCTGGATAATTTCTTGGAGAATTTTAGCCGTTGCGATGTCCGCCCTATCATCAACAGGAACGACATTTGATACCATGCGGTTTTGCCGTTCGGCGTTGGCAACATTGGCAACAAACTTCCTCAGCTTATTAGCAGTAAAGCATGGTCTCCCTTTCTCCTCCCTGATTTTTCTATCTTGCTCATCCCACTGTCCTTGCCCCACGTCATAAACAAACTCCATGTCCCTGAGTGCCTGTTTCCGTGTCTCGGATTCTTTGTTTTGCAGGCCCAAGAACCACTTTTTCGCCTTCTTTAATATTTCTTCGTCTTTTTCGTCTTTCATATAACTTTGCCTACCAACAAAAAAGGCGAGCCAATGTAGAATGGGGTAGAGCCACTCTACCTGGCTCGCCTTTTAGTTGGCATTAAAAATTAGTTATGATTTAGCTTTTAGCGTATTCTCTTAATTGCTTCTTTGTCATGCCCGTTTTTGTCTTTTTGCCTGCTTTGGCTCGTGCATAATCTGGACCCATAAACCTTCGCTGTTTTCCTGTTTTTGCTGGCATATATTCCTCCCTAAACGTACCATGTGTGCCACTCAAAATGTCTTTGTGGCACTATATATAGAACAACATATCCCGTTTTGTCAAGAGAATAATTTAAGGCAGTTAAATCTTTAATGTCCCATCCATCCGCAAGTATGCACAGGCTCTAAATACGTGGGGCCCTTCCTTTCCCAGATACGGCTCAATAATTCTTCATCTTCATAGAAAGTGAGTGCAAGACTGTCGCACTCATCCGGGCTATGGCCTATCTGTTTCTTAATCCTCGCCTTCTCTACTATCTTAAATCTGCCCTTCGCATCCATTTCGCTCTTTATAGCTCCCAACTGAAACTTAATCTCTCGCTTTTGGTCGTCGTTAAGCATGGAGAGAGAAATCAGATTATTTATAAACGCATCCCTCAGCCTGTAATATATCTCGGCCCTTTTATTGAAAAATTTTTCTGGTCTGATAGATGTAC